GTGCCGTTTACTGGTCCAGAGATTGCCATGGTTATTTGTATATTAGATTATTTTTCTTTGCTAAATCGGCAATGATTTGATCAACGCCTTTTATTATGTTTTCCTCTACGCTTGTGGCGTTTGAATCAACGGCCCTTTGCATAAAACGCACCGGGGCAATAGATCCTGTATAGCGGCCTGTGCTCGATTGGATTCGCTCAACCGTCCCGTATTCATACATCACGCCCAGATAGTTATTGTGGTACTCCTTGCGCAAGCCAATCAAAGCCTTATCATAGTTTTGATTATCCTTGCTATTGATGAAACCGATTGAGTCCCGCAAATCGCCCGTATCGACAGGGACCAAAGATTTGGCCGTTGCAATAATTGGGCTCGCGCTTTTCTTTAAAACTTGCTGAAGTTTTCGACTTTTCACACTGACCCCCATAGCCTTTAGGGCTTCCAAGGTTTCAGCGAGTCCGTCGATTTTTTCCATTATTGCGTTAATTCGGTTTGTAGTTTCAAATATAGATTCCGCTGCAGGTTTGCTATGTTAACAATGTTGTGCGCTCCGTTGTCATCTACTACCCTGTGCTTAACGCCTACGGCAGAATTGAAACGGATGGTATACATCACAATTTGCTTATGCTCGCGCCTGTCTGCGTTTACATTCTCGGCACCACTTTCCTGCTCAACACGCTGAGCCCAGGCGGTTGCGTATTCCGTCCACGTTTGCAGCTTCTCGCCTGTGTTGCTATCTATTGTTTCGGTATAACTTTGCAGGCTTACCAAAACGTCCATTAACCCCGCATTCATCAGATCATGATTTGGATTTTGTACGGATCGAGTAAGTAGTGAAAGCCGAAATTCATATCACTGTTAATACTGCCCGCAATGATGGCCTGCCTGTTATCGTAGTACTGAGCAACCAACAGCAGCGCCGCGTGTTTAATCGTGGCGGGTAGAATTGTATCAGGATCAACAGAAGAAGTGCCGACAGGATTAAAACCCTCAGAGATTTCAACAATGTACTTAATTGTATCGTCCGTAATTGAGGACGGCGTATTTTCAAAAAAGATATTTCGAGAATATCCGCCCATCGGATCAGGCGCAACCAACCAATCGGCAGAATCAAAAGCAACAACTGCCTGCGAGTCGTTCACATAGCTCACGGAGTTAATAGCCAAACAACGCGTGTTTAAGCGCAGATAATTGCCCGAAGGTATATTTAGGCCATTCACGGGATTCACGAGCGCAGGCATGCCTGTAAATGAATCAAACCCATACTTTGCCGTCCCTTTGCGAATCGAGTAGCCCAAATAATTACTGCAGGCATCAATTGCCATAGAGATAAGCCCCGAAATGTAAGTATCATCTGAGGAACTTGTAACCCTTAAATGGGTTTTTGCATCTGCCAAACTGAGGTAATCAGTGGCGGCATTTGCGAAGGCGGTATATCTACGGCTAACAAACATTTTATTCGGCGTCTAGTTCGGTTTCAGGGTTTACTGGCTTTGCCTTTTTGCTAGGCTTGGCTGGTGTCAATACTGCAATCTCTTCAGCAACGCCCGCCTCAATTAAGAGCATGGCCTGCTTGGTTTCCATTATTACTTCTTCACCTACGTTGTAACTTAAATTAAATTGCCCTGTAGGGTTTGCTGTAAATCTCACTTTCATATTGGCCCAGGGGCGATGCAGTCAAGATCACCCCCGGCACTCGGTATTTAATGACTCCGAGCAGTCAAGTTATTAGGCTACGATGTCCTTACAAACTGCGAAGGCAGTAGGCTGCAACAAGTTGCAATCTAAGTAAGCATTCAATACAACGTTAGTCAAGCCAGCAGTTGCACCGCTATAAGGGTCAACTGTCAACTCCATGCCACCCCAAGAAGCGATAGCCATTTTGCTGAAATCTCCGAAGATCATTGCAGACAAAGTTGAGCTAGTTCCTTTGGTCAAGTTGCTAGGAACCAAAGTTGAAGTGGCTACGTTGTAACCGTTCAACTCAGCACCACCTGCAGGCCAGATAAAGTTACCTTCAACACCTGAAGCTTGGCGAGGGATAGTTTGCAAAGCGGCTTTTACTTTAGGGTTAGTTAAGTAAGCAACACCTTCGCCGTTTGCGTTTTCAACAGCCTTCATCAAATTCACAACGTCGGCCCATACTGGAGCGATACCGTTTGCGTTTGTGCTGTTAGAAGATGCACCACCTGCGAAAGTTACGTTTACGTTGGCATTTGCGATGATACCGGTAGGCTCGTTAGATCCACCACCTTTGATAGCAGCAGTTTCCAAAGATTGAGCCATGGCATTCAACAACCAGTTACGCACGTAAGCGTCGATTGAGTTGCTAGATTGCAACATCAACTGGTTAGATACCTGAATGTAAGCGGCCAAACGCTTAGGGCTAAAAGTAATTTTAGAAAAAGCGGGGCTCTTTTCAGTAGCTGAACCGTTTTCAGTATTCCATCCAGCAGAAGGTACAGTTGAAGCCGTTGGCATATCCAAGTTACCAACCAATCCAGACAATTGCTGTACACCCAAACCGCGCAATACAGTCTTAGGCAACAATACGTCGATGATAGAACCTACAGAAGTTTGAACGTTTACACCACCTTCAGAACCAGAAGTTCCGCCAGTAGCAGACATATCACGTTTAAAAACTTCAGAAGGGATTTTCATAGAGTGAGCGCTTACGCTTACACCGCTACGCTGATACTCGCTAGAAGCCAAGGCAGAAAATTCACCTTCAACACCTTCGCGACGGCCAGAGATAGCCATATCAATAGCGCGCTTAAAGCTGTACTCTTTAGCCATGTCGGCCTTTTCCTTTTCTTCGCTACGGCTAGCAACGTGGCCAGCGGCTTGAGCTGCAAGATTCTGCAACTTTTCCAAGGTTTCAACCTCAGCTTTGATCGCGCCCAAACGAGCCTCGATTTCGCTTAAGCGGTTGGTTTCTGAATCAGCCATAGATCTGGCTTCTTTTTCGATTGTGGTTTGCAAGGTAGACAATTCGCCGAGCAAACGTCCACGCTCTTCTTTCAATGCTTTAATTTTATTCATGATTTTGTTTTTTGTTTAAAGGTTTTGATATCTTAATAAAGCCAATTTAATAACATCGGCAGAGGCTTGGCTTCTTTTGGCCTCTTCGATTTCTTGTTCCTGATCACGCATAGCAACAATGCTACGGGCGTCGGCTTCAGTATCGGCGTAAGCTGGGTAAGTTACTGGGCTTACATCATACAAATCCTCAATTACTTTGATTGTACGCTTGCCCATAGATCCGTATTTTTCCGACTCGCTCCACATTTGTTCTTTGATTGTAAAAGCAAATGAGCTTTGAGTAATATCGCCGCGCATAATTGAACGCACAACGCTCATATGTGTTGGGTTTTCGTAATCTGGTACCCAAGTATATTCAAGATTTCCGTCGCCATTTACAAACACTTTGCAGGTGTTTGCTTTTGTGCGGCCCAAAATTAACTCGGCTTCGTGGTTAAACAAACAGCGAATGTCGTAATCTTTTGACAGAGCATTGTCAAACGCTCCCGGCAAAATAACCTCTTCAAAATATCCGAGATCGGTAGCGGAATTAATGACAGCAGCAATGCCGCCAATTTCTTTTGGCATGCCTTCGCCGTCCTCTCTGGTGTGAACAGTGCCCGTAAATGTGCGCCTTTCTTGTTTCATTAGATTACTTCGTTATTATTTGTGCCCTCTGGGTTGTTGTTTTTGTCGGCGGTGCTCATTAGTTGCGCAATTTTGGCGTCCATGTATTCATCGATTTTGCTGGACGGCATCAAATTAGATTCGATCAAATATTCATCGCCTCCATTAAATCCGTTTGCATCCTCAAACATGCGGGCCTCATTGCGTGAAAGCCAACCGCCGCGAATGCCTTTATTGTAATAGTCAGCGCGCTCATTGGCGGAGGCTCTCAATAGTGAGTTGAAATTAAATTTAAAATAATATGTTAGCTTGTCGTTCTCTGTCAACAGCTTGCGGGCCATTTCCTGCTCGATGTTAAT